CCTTCCTTGGTCTTCGATGAGGAGCGGTCGCGGATGGCGAGGATTTCTTCCTTGCTCATCACTTCGAACTGCGACTCCCCGTTGCGCAGGGTCCACACACAGTACGCCCCGATCATGTCGCCACGGCCGCTGAGCTTGCGCTTGTGGACGATGCCGGCGCTGGTGCCCTCGATGATTTCGAACTCGTCGTTCTCGTACACGATGCGGCTCTCGATCTTCAGAACCTCGCCGGTCTGCAGAGCCAGCTTCATCAGGCCCTTGTAGCGGGGGCGGAACTGCGCCTCGTACTTCTTGATCTTGTTGTTCCAGACCTTGAGGATGTCAGCCTCGGCCATCGACTTGTTGAGAACCAGCCCAAGCTCGGCAGCCTGAAGGCACGCCTTTATCAGGGAGTTCCGGTCGACGTCGAGCAGGTCCATGTTGTCAGCCACAGCGGTGACGACGATGGCTTGGAACTTCTCGACCTTCATCCCTTCAGGGAGCAGGGTCGTCAGCATCTGCTGGCGTGCGCCAAGCTCTGCCTTGAAGCGGTCCATTGGCTTGGCCGGTGCGATTGTTGCTACAGCGTTGGTCATTTGCGTTTGTCCTTTTCAAATTCAATGATCACCAGATCGATGCCCCGCTCCGTCGCGCTCTTGAGAGAGGGCTTCAGCGGGTGGTCGAGACAAGCCTTGGTCAGCTTGTCGTGCGCTTCCTTTGATATCTTCACCAAGCTCATGAGATCGTAACCCTTTGATATCCACTGCGTTTATTGATGACGGTGCCCAGCATATCCTCTGTGACGACGACGCCCGGGTTGCCCTTCACGTTCGATAGCGACAGCTTGCGACCACCGCATGTCACCTTCGCCTTGTCTGTGTCGGGTGAGCGGTTGTGCTTCTCCATCTCTGCCCTGACCAGCAGCAGGAGCTCAGCCTTCTTCGCATCCTTGTTGGCCTTGGCTTCCTTCTCGGCTGCGGCGTGGGCCAGATAGTCGATGAACAGCTGCTCGCTCTCACCGCCCAGCGTGATGTCCGTGATCGGGGTCACTTCCATCAGTCGAGCGATGGCATCGCCGTCGACGTTCAGGTCAGGCTCCGGCTCTACGCCATCCTCGATGCTCTTCCAGAACGCAGCCACCTCACCCTTGATCGCACCGATGATATTGTCGTTGCGAGGTATCTTCATGCGACGTGGCTCGTCACGGATGAGGCCAACCAGCCAGCCATACTCAGCGTCCGTGCACGCAAGCTGGTGCTGGACCTGCAGGATGTATGCCTCAGGTGCATCGATGATGGTGTCGCCCTCGTATTCCCAGTGAGACACGAACGACGAGGACCACTTGATCTCGACGGGGTGACCCTCTGTCGTGATGAAGTCGAACGATGCACCCATGCCGGGCGTGTCGTCAGCCGTGTAATAGTCTGCGACCTTGGACACAGCCATGCCCCAGCGGTGCGCTGCCCACGATGCGATGCCGCTTTCGAGGAATGTCCCAGCCTGAACTGCCTTGTTGCTTGAGATGTCCTCAGGCGGGATGCGCCCAGACTTCTCCATCCACAGCTGCCACTTACTGGTGAACGTCGACAGCCCGAACAGAGCGGCGATCTCGCTGCCGCCGATATGCTTTGCCCTGACCTCATGCCAATGGGCTTCATCATTGATGATGATCGATGCCATAAATTTACCTCCGGTCTTGTTGTTTATATCTGAGTGCGGCTCGCAAGAGACAGGCCGTGGAATGACAGGATTTCCTTGAGTTCGTTCAAGGACTTCCGGCCAAAGTTTGGATAGCGAAGCAGCTCAGCTTCTGAGTATTTGCAAACGTCACCAAGCGTCTCAATGTCCTGCTGCTTCAATGCATGGAAGACACGAATTGATAATTCCAACTCCTCAAGGCGGATGCGCCTAGCTTGCAGTGACTTTACCTTCGCTATGACATCAACATCCTGCGGAGGGGGAGTTCCCTCGGGACGCCCTAGATGGACAGAAAAAGAGTCCATCAGTTTGACAAGGAGATCCCTGAGCTGGCGGTTCTCATTCTCCATCCGCTCTACAATGTGGTTGCGCACCTCAATCTTTGTTGCGGTCAACTCCCTGATATAGTCCTCGAAAAAATCAGCTCTTTCTTTCCAGTACTCCAGAGAGAACGTCATATTCTCCTGCATAAATTTACCTCCGGTCTTGTTATTGTTCTACTAATGTATACCGCTATGGCTCTATGTCAAGCCCCCGGTAAACATCTTCTATGCTGCGAGCCAGTATGTATATACCGCCGCGCTTTTCCCATGCGTTCTGCCACGCGACCTGCGCTGTGCGCTGCTTCCCCTTCTCGGTCTTGACCTCGATAGCGAAGGCGCGGCCGGGAGAGATCACCCCCAGAAGATCAGGCGTCCCCTCCGGTGCTGACTGAATGACGCGCGCGCCACCCTCCAGCGGGCGGAACTTCCCGACGTTGATCCGGAACATCATGATGTCGTCGCGCTGCCCAAGGGCGAGGCGAATGTTCTGTTGGATGACGGCTTCACTGCTCATGTCCGTGACTCCAATTTATAATCCTTCACCACCATGCCGTCTTTGCCGTTGATCATGGTGGCCTCAACCCAAGAGCGCTTTCCGGACTTGTAATGCCGCCAATGCCCACGCCGCAGGTGGGTGACGGGGGATGCGTGCGTCCCTCCCTTGGCTTCCTTGGAAACCTTCCGCTTCCCAGTGATTGTGATCACCTTGTATGTGTACAGGGGCCTCTTCCCACGAAGTCTTCTCAGCTTCTGCGTTTGGGCGTCAGGCTTTTGATCGATGATCTCAGTCTCGTACTGGGACAGGGCCATGCAGAAGTCCATGTACACAGACAGCTCTTGGTTGACATTGCTAAGTTCTATCGAGGCGTATTGCTCTAAGGACATCGGCACCTTCACGCGCGCCAATACTCCGGGCCAGCCCTCGCCATAGCGGATTGCATCACTATCCGAAAAATCTTTTGGGATCGTCCTGCTCAAGGCGAAGCCCCGGCCATACATGAAACGCCAGTAGATATTAGGTGGCTGCCATAGGTCATGATTATCTGCGTAATATGCAGGGAAGAGTGTCACCCCATCCCCCTCATCAACAGCCAGAACCAGCCGCTTGGTTGATGGTGTCTCACCGACGCGAAGCTCCCCGCCTCCCTCGCTGTATTCTATAACTGTCGTGGGGAACGGGGGCCGCAGAATGTCAGTGTCGATGACGACCTCATCGCCTTCTTTAGGTAGGATGTACCCGCCATGAGGGAGTTGGAAATGAACTGCTCTCGTCTGAATGCGCTTCCTGATCCTGTTGAAGTACCCCGCCCCAGTCTGATTGGACCTCGCAAAATACTTTAGATCGTTGCAGAACTCGCTCGAAAAATAACCAATGCTCATTGCATCGTCTCCCCATGCAGCCTCTCAATGCTGGCATCGATGAACTCGGTGGCGATATGCATCGCTGAGTTGCCAACGAGGGCAGTAAATACCTCACCCCTGTCCTTCGCCTCCTCCTGCCACTCCTGCATCACGTCAGTGATTGCATCGATGAGGCGCCTGACCAGCTCGGTCGGCACGCTCACCTCGACGTACTCGCCTTCCCTAAAGTCTCCGTCCATACCTTCCGCCTTTCCTGATCCGTTAATCCGTTGACTGATCGATTGCTGTTGGCAGGCCGAAGCTTCGCCAAGCGTGCAGACTCTTGCCCGCATATGACATTGAACGCCCATGTGTCAGGGTGTCTATAGCCACGGCTCTGCCCGATCTTCTTCAGCACCTCGTACCTGCGGTTCAGATCGGTGACCGTCGACGCCTGCTTGGCATCCTCGGCTCGGCTGATCTGCACCAGTTCACCGTCCACCTGCTGCACCTTGCGTGAGTTGATCTTATAGACGTGGCCACACTTCGGGCAGATCGGGGTCGGTCGATGCATGGCATAGCATGACGGGCATGTGCGAACCGGCGGCGCCACCTCTCCGTCTTTCTTCTTGCGCGCCTTCTCGGTGGTCAGTTCCCACTCACGATGCTCGTCAATGAACCCGTGCGTTGCCGTGTTGCCGCAGTGGTCGAGGACGATTGTCTTCTCCTTGCCCGGTGAGGGGCGGATGGCCCGGCCCACCTGCTGAAGATACATCGACAGGCTCTTGGTCGGGCGTAGCAGGATGGCAACCTCGATGGCAGGAAGGTCGAAGCCCTCGCTGATCAGGTCGCAGCTGGTGAGGATTTGTATCTCCCCGCTGCCGAACTTGGCGAGGACGTCGTCGCGCTCTGCGTCGTCCATCCCGCCATCGACATGGCTCGCTGCATAACCCGCCTTGCGGAAGTCCTCAGCCACGTCCTTGGCGTGCTTGACGCTGACGCAGAAGGCCACAGCCCTGCGTCCCGCTGCCAGCTTGGTGTAGTGGGCGACGGCGCTGCCAGTGATCGACGGCTTGTCCATCGCACCTTCGAGGTCAGACGTAACGTAATCGCCCATGCGTGTGCGCGCACGGCTCAGGTCAGGCTTGCTCGGCGCATAGACTTCGGCCGGCGACAGGAAGCCCTGCTCGGTCAGCTCAGCGACCGTAGGGCCCATGACCATGTCATCGAACAGAAGACCAAGTCCCTTGCCATCGAGGCGCTCAGGCGTGGCTGTGACGCCCAGCACGCGCGCATTGGGGAATGCCTTGACCACCTTGCCCCACGTCGAGTCGGGCGTGAAGTGATGCGCCTCGTCGCCGATCAGTAGGTCAGGGGGAGGGAAGCGCTCAAGCCTGCGCGCAAGGGTGAACACGGATGCGACCACCACGTTCGCCTTCGGGATGCCGATTGATCCGCCAGCCAGTATGCCGTGCCTGACCCCGACGTTCTTCAGGGCGGCGCTGATCTGCTTGAGAAGCTCACGCCTGTGCGCGATGATCACGATGCGCTTGTCGTTGCGCGCCATGCCCGCTGAGATGTAGCTGAACATCAGGGTCTTGCCGCTACCTGTCGGGCTGACCAGCAGCGTGCGCTTGTTGCCCTCCCTGAAGCTGACACGCACACCCTCGATTGCCCGCTCCTGATAATCTCTAAGCTGTACCATTGTCGTGAGCCTTTGACCGCGCCGTAGCTATGCGCGCGATTGTTGAAGGGGATCGGTTGTGCTTGGCCGCTATCTCCAGAATGGCGGCCCAGATGGTATCGGACTCCCTCGCTGATATCTTCGGGCCCTTCGTCAAATCCATTTCCTTTTCTTCAGCTCGCGATGCAGTACGCCCTCAGCCTCGACCAAGGTGACACCGTATGCGAGGACGAGATCCTTCGCTGCCGCTGCCTTGAGACGCTCGTCGCGCCACTGGGCAACCATGATCTCAGCCATGTTGCGGTTGGCTTGCCCGCTCATCTTACCCTTCGCCATCTTCCTTGAACCTTTCTGATATCGGCCACTCGGCCAATGGTAGATAGATCGCCCGGCTCACCTCGCCACCAAAGCGCTGAGCCTTGTCGCTCTTCCTGCATGATGGGTTCCGGGCCAGAACCTTTTGCCACCCCTCTGAGTACACCGACGATCCCATCACCCTGTTCAGGGTGGCCACGTTCGTTGCAATCCACACGCCCATCCTGCTCTCATCGATGCGCAGACCATAGCGCGACAGTGTCGCAACAGCCTTGGGCGGATAGACGTCAGGGTCTTCGGTCGGGTTGGGGAACAGCAGCGAGTGAAGCAGCTCACCGATTGCCCGATCCTGCGTACCATTACGTGTCTCCACCTTGATGAGGCTACCACAAATGTGGTGCATCAGGGCAATGTCTTCGCGCACGGTCGTGACTGACGTGAACTCTGACCAGTCATAGGAGTCGAGGTACTTCTGACACGCGCCCCTCGTGATCGCACGCTTGGAGCTGAGCGAGTATGCCCCAGCTAGCAGGGTGCCAAGCTGGTCACCGATGCGCCGGTTCGCCATCGAAGTGGCGATGACTTCCTTGAACGTCTCGATGTTCTTCTTCAGCGCCCAGATGTTGGCCATCTGCCGCGCCAGTAAACGCTGCGGCATGTCCCGTCTGATCGTGAGGATGGAGCTCTGCAGCTTTTGGAACTGCTCCTCCATCTGCTTCATCTCCGACACACTGCACGCCTCGCTCGGCTTCAGAGTAAGCACCGCTGTTCGCGTAAGGTCGGCCGCCTCTTTCAGGCCGACACCGATGGACGACATCAGGAATGCCGACCGCATGGTGAAGGACTTGGACTCATGGTTGGCGCCGCCCTTCATGATCAGACCGCGCGTGTCGGACGACGACTGACGCATCAGTTGGATGATGGCCTGACGCCGCTCCTCCTTGTGCTTGTCACCCTCGGACTCGTCGAAGATCACTGGCCGTGCATCGCTGCCGATGGCCTGACGCAAGCCAGCCTCGGTCGTCGTGCCCAGAGGATAGAGGGCGACGTCACCAAGCAGCGCGCCGACCAGCTTATCAACGACGGTTGACTTGCCTGACCCTTGATTGCCTGTGACCCAGCAGTGCGTGCGCCAAGGCAGCGCGCCGCATACCATCGCTGTTGCGATCCACCCAGCCAGCAGGTCAGCATGGACAGGCGATTGCCAGCGCAGCAGCTTGAGCATCTCGCGGATCTCAAGACCCTCTGCGTCGGTTGCCTGTGTCATATAGTCCACGCCATCACCCTCGTCGGTGATGATTGGCCGTGTGCGGGTATAGTACCAGCGCGACCGGACGCGGGCGAAGGGAACGGTGATCGTGCTCTCCGCCTCGCGCGTGAGGTAAAGCTCCTCACCTGCATGCAGGATGACACGGTCAGTTCCCTTGGAGTCCTTGTCGATCCACACACCACGCCCACGAATGCGGTCGGGATTGTAGACGCCAGCCCTGACGCAGCTTGTCATGACATTGGCACCGGCCTCGGTCCAGTTGACCTTCTTGCCACCGGCAACGCCTTGCTCCTCGCGCCAATAGTCCGTGTCCTCCACGATCTCGCGCATGCCTGCCTCGCTCATCAGCTTGGCTGCAGTGAACCCCCATATCTGCTCAGCGCTGTCGTTCATCAGGTAATATATCTGTTGGTCGTACCCAATGGGACGCCAGCGGCTGTTGATCGAGAAGTCCAGATTGTTCCCGTCGACGCTGATGGCCTCGGCCTGCTCCACCTCAGGGGTGGCAAGCTGATCCATGACACTAGCATCGCGGAGCGCACGTCGCAGAAGCTGGTTGATCATGGGCTTGGTCACCTTCGGCGGCAAGTCGTCTGCCAAATCCCAGCCATCCGGGAACGATGAAGAGATGGCGACCAGCGTCGACGGAACTTTAATCTTGGATAGGTGAAGGCGGATCGCCTCGCCAGCTAGGATGCCGGCGCTGTCATTGTCAGGCCAGACCACGCAGGTATGACCAGCCAGCACTGACCAGTCTGTCTTGTCGGTAGCCTGAGCCCCGCCCTGCCACGTCGTGACCACCCATCCTTCAGGGATAAACTCTTGCGCTGCGTTGGCTGCCTTCTCCCCCTCGACGATGAGCACCGGAGCGATGGGTGCCGCAGCCAGCAGGTCTCCATTGTAAAGCGGGCGGCTCTCGCCGAACCCAGATGTGATGTGCTTCTTCCCATTCCATACGATGGGCCTGATCTCTTTGCGCTTCCCCTCAGGGGACCAGCGAACGACGGCGCCATAGGCAGTGCCGTCAGGCAGTCGATAATACCAGAGGTTCTCCGGCTCACCCAGCGTGCGCGTCAGCGCATCAGGTATGATGACCGGCTCCGGCATAGGGGTGACGATAGGGTCGCCCTTCGTCACGTCGATTGCCTCGACCTTGGTCAAGTCAATCTTACGCATGATCCAATCCCAACATCTCTGCAAACCCTTTGACTGTGTCGGCGAGCGTGCCGCCGAATATCCGCATCGACAGATCGATCATGTCGCCACGATCACCCGTAGTGAAATCCCTCCAGCGTCCGGTGGTCAGCGACACACCAAGCGATGGGTTCCGATCATCACGCCACGGGGAGCAGGCCAGCCACCAGCCGCCTTGCTTCTTACCAGTGGGCAGCCACTCCTTGCACAGCGCCTCATAATGCGACGAGTGCAGGTGCGACTTGATGTCATGAATGGTGATGGACCGGGAGGGTGACGTCCTGCGAGGGCGCGGAAAGGATACGCTGCCTGTCGAGGTTCCGTGGTTTTTAGGCGAGCCTTGGACATCGCCACGGTTCCCGGTCATGGCTTCCTACCTGCGCAGGAAGAAGTGGTCAAATAAATGGCGTTCATAAACATCCTCTCATGCCCTGCCGTCACAGCGGGGTCGCAATCATGGGGCGGAAAATCGCCCCGTGTCAACGGTCGTGAAGAATAATTTTTAGATCAACGTGAATGCCGAAATCGCTATGTGCGCAACGGTTTCAACATCTTGTGCATCGCCTCGATCCGTCCGCCCACCTATAGATATTTTGTGGGGGCACGGCAGTTTCACATACCCAACAGAATCTTTCCATGAAACCAGAAGGATGGGGCGCAAGCCATACCCTTCCCACGATGATAGCCCCTCGTACTTGTGCTGAGAGATCATGTAGGTGTCGTATGCCAGACGCTTGTTCGTCCTGCACTTCACCTCAACGACAGCCTTCGCCTCTCGGTCGCGGACCATGAGGTAATCTGCATGGGCGCTGATGGGCAGCTTGATCGGGACGGAGTTGGTCAGCTCACCGAAGCGAGTGACCAGCTCCCGTTCCCGCGCCAAGTCCCAGTCCGTTTCATACAGGGGTCGCATCAACAATGATCTTCGGGGGAGCCCTGAGGTCAGTCGCGCTTTAGCTTACGCATAGATTTGACGAAGCGGCCGGTCTTAGGGTCGCGGTCCACGAGCGTGTTGTACTCGTCTTGCAGTTCCTCAAGCTTGCGCTTCATCCCTGCGTTAGCGATGGCATAACTAGTGGCCGCGCCCAGCACGAACCCTCCGATGGCGTAAATCTCAATCATATCAAATGCTCCTTTGCTTCAATATTGTCTGCGATCTGGCGATAACCAGCGGCGTTCAACCAGCGCACGATCTTCTCGCGCTCCTCTGCTGCTGCCTGTTCGCGGTGGCGCTGGACAACGATGCGGATGTCTTCGTAGATGTCGCTCATTCCGTTTCCTCTAATGCTGCGAGGACATCCGCGACCCATTCGTGATCCATGCACCCTCGGTAGTCAGAGAATATGCACCGCAACTCGTATCGCAGCCGCTCAATCTGTGCCGCTTGGGCTTCGATGCGGGCGCTCATAATGTCGAACACTTCCTGCGGCGTTCTGTTTTCAATGCCGCTGATCTCGTCAGTCATTTGCGTCTCCATTTGTGGCGATCAGGTAGATGGTCGTAACCACCAGCCCGATCACCACGAAGAACAGCAGGGGGTCGCCGCTCACCCCACGATGCTCAGCGGACAAAGGTTGACGCCCACGTTCATCACGGTTCCGTTCTGATACCGGCAGAAACGATTGCCCCGATCCACCCACTGGGCTGTCAGGAAATACGTCATGCCATAGGCCAGTGCCGGCGTCGTCGTTGCAGCCAGTGCGACTGCGATAATCATCTTCTTCATGCTCACTTCTCCTTAAAATAGGGTGACAACTTTAGCTTCTCACGAAACGCGGCCATGCTATTAGCAATTAGCATTTCCGCATCTTCAATTCCTTGGCCTTCCGCCATGTCCACTAGAACGTCTGAGAGAAGTTTCTTTGGACCAATCCCCGGAAGATCCTGATCGTCAGAAAGATATGCTTGCAACAAAACTTCTGCATCCTTGGGCAGCTCCTCAGCGCCCTCCTCACGCCGGATGCTTGGGCAATAGATTTCTAAGTCATCGTTGATGTCTTGGACGAAGCCAATGTAGGCTGGCTTTGCGAAGGCCTGCCAATCAGGATCCCAATCTTTCACCAAGGACTTGATTATGTTCTTGCGCATGTCTTTGTATATGTATTCTCCGTAACTCACTTCCATGTCCTCCTATCAACCAGATCAGGACCAAAGGCATAGCGTCTTGCGTCCAGCTGCTCCCATGCATCCATCTTCCGATGAAGCTTTCCCGTCCTCAGGATGGCGGCGCACAGCTCCTTCGAACCCTCCATGCAGGACTGAATATGCTGCGTCATCTTCGGGTCTGTGTGAACCGGCCCATCATGCAGCTTGCTCGTGGCCTTCGTCTTGGCCTCGCCGCGCAGGCTCCTCGCTTCCGCCATCATGATCTCTCCTATATCTCTGCACGCCATCGACCACCGTCGTGTGGTCACGGCCAAACATCCTCGCAATCGTAAGGTAGGACAGGCGCTCTTGGCGAAGCATGACGTACACTTCCTTGCGTGCCAAGCACACGCGCTTGTACCTGCTCCTGCCCAACACCTCCTCGACCGCAACGCCATGACGATCACACACCTGTGCGATGATCATTCTGCGGTGCTCTCTCGGGGTCAGTCTCATGCCAGATCAATCGCCTTGAACTTGCCTTCGGTCACGCGCTCGATGGTGATGGCGTGCTCAGCAGGGATGCTGCCGCGCCGCACCCACTGCGAGATCGCACTCGGTGTCACACCCATAGCACGGGCCAGCGCAGCCTGAGTTTCGAAGTGCCTGATCAGTTCGATGAACGTCCCGCTCTCCATCATCGCACGATCTCGGCGGGCAGGTAGCTTGAGACGATGACGTAATCGCCGGGCTTCTTGTTCGAGCGCTCGATCACGATTGGCTTGAGCCATTTCAGGCGGAGGTAATCCTTGTAACTCATCATGCTTCTTCTTTCAGTTGTGCGCGCAGCTCGGCGAGCTTTCGCTCCTGCGTTCTGACGCTCTTTTTAGCTGAGGCCAGAGACCTCTTGCGGCTATCAATCTCTTTGAGCAGGAAGTGCCTACGGCATTCGAGCGCGGCCTCTTCGCAACTGCTTGCAGTCAGAAAAATATCCCACTCTACACGAAAGTCTTCGTCTTTAAAGAACGCGAGATCGAGATGGATACGCTTTTGCGCAATCACTCTGACGTTGCTAAAATTCATCACGCGATTTCCTTCAAACTCAGGAAAATAAGCAATGATGTTTCGGAATACATTCGTTAGGTGCGGGCTCATGCCTACATCCTGCAACAGGGTATCGTCAGGGATCATCCCACGATCTCCAGTATCTCAGGCTTGTCAGTGCAGTCGCACACCACCTCGTCAGCGTCGTTGCCGTACACCAGAAAGATCGTGCCGATCTTCTTGTGGTCAGCGTTCTCCACGTACAGCCACTCCTCACCGCAGTGACCCAGATCAGCCATCACTTCGTCGGCATCGTCACTGTGCAGCAGCGGGAACTCCTCGCCGTCATAGATGCTCAGCACATAGCCCTTGTCGAGTGCGCGGTTCACGATCTGCCGCACCACGTATCGCTCTTCGTTCGTCATGCGATTTCCTTCCCTGCCTTGAACTCCAAGATCAGCGGGTCATCAACGCTGGCGCGCTCGTCCACCACACGCCAGACGAAATCATCCTCGTAACTCAGCACACGTGCAGCCCACATGGCATGGATGGCGTACTGAAAACGCGCCACCTCCAGCGAACCCATCTCAAGTCTGACTTTCATTGCATATCCTTTCTCGTGCCGTCACAGCACGCACAATCCAGCAGAATGTTTATCCCCTGTCAACAGCGTAATGCTGCTCGATCTCCGAAATCATTTCATCGATCATGCTCAGTGCCTCAGCGTGCTGCGCACGGACCTGCTTCTCGGTCGCCCGCACCGGCATGAACATCCAGATCTTATAGTAATGGTGGCGATTGTAACTCTCAGCCACGCTGCCATCCGTATAGCGCACGATCTTATGCACGCCCGCCGTCGTGGCCAGTGAACCATCGAGTGCCTTCGCAGTCGTAACGACCAGCACCTTGCCGTCATCCAGTTCGATGCGGGTGTTGCCCTGCCATCCGGTCTTCGTCTTTGCGATGCTCGTGTTCATCTCGCTTCCTTAATCGTTTGCCATATAACCCAGATGCCAAAAGCCAGAACGGCCAGCCAGAATAGCTGCGTCATAACGCCTTGCCCACGCTATCCTTGCGGCCGGCGGGGCGACCTCGCTTCTTCGGCGGTGCCTTCGCCTCGGCCATCAGGTCCGCAACGAACACCAAAATCCGTGCCTCTTCTGTCGCCTGTGTGATGTCAATCCAAACCGCCATGCGGAACAGCTTACGTGCAATCCATTTCTTCATGTCACCAACCCTCCGGTATGTTTCCACCATTGGCAGCCTTCGCCGCCTGATATTCCTGCATCTTCGCCTTGTAATGCTCGAACGTATCGTGCTCTTCCGTGCCAGCCTCATAGGGATTGTCGCCCCCATACTGGCCAGCCCCGTAGCCCCGACGCATTGCGACATCGACGCTGCTCGGCTTGGGCACACGCACGTCGCCGGGATCGCCATAGATGCGGCTCATCCTTCAAATCCAATCAGTTCAATGACCTCTTCCAGCGCCTTGCATATCAAGCCACTGTCCAAACAGATGCGGACCAGATCGATCAGCGATGGCTCCAGCATTTGCAGTGCGTGAAGGTTCTTTACGCTATCAGGGTATAGCACCCCGTCGAGACTGACAGCGTTGCCATTCAGCACGTCACTTCGGCTGTCGAGCAACTCGTTCACCGTCTTGAAAATATCCTTTGCCAGAAAGTCGTCCTCCTTAACCAGCCGCATCGCCTTGAAGACCTCATCCTTGCTGATCGCCATGAGCAATTCCTTCAGCTTCACCCGCGCATCGATCTCGTTCGCTGCCATCACGGCAAAGCCCAGTGTAAAATCAAACTGCTTCATGCCTTCGCCTCCGTTGCGCTGCCGATCTCGACAACCTCGCTGCTATCAATGCCCAGCGCCTTCATAAACTGGTGGCTGTCCGCCTCCTCCTTCGTCAGCGTGTCGCCACCTTCCATGTAATGCTCGCGCACCTTTGCCCGCGCCTCTTCCGCGCTCTCGGCCTCGACCCATGTCGAATAGCGGTTAAATTCCGTTTCCTTGCGGACAACGTCCACCCAATACTGCTTCATACCACTCGCTCCTTCATCCGACGCGACAACTTCGCGTGTATCAATCCTTCCACAGCCTCGGCCCGCGCCTTTTCCTGCGTCGTGTTGCCCCAGCTACCTATCGACAGCGCCAAGCGCACCTTCCTCAACTCAGACAGCGGCGCACGTTCATACGCGGCCCGCTCTGCGTCGATCATCTCACGATACGTCATGCTGCCTCCCTGTAATGCACAGCGCCAGCCCCATGCGGCGCTATCTGTATCGATACCGGCGACCGGCTCGTCGCACCCATGCACAGGCCACAGTCAACGCACTGCGTCCGCTTGCCAGCCTCTTCCGATGCGGGACAGTTGATTTCCTTGCCCTTCATAGGCTCAGCCCCGACGCGGAACGTCCGATACCCACGAATCCATGCATCATAGGCGTCGTCAGCCCCGTCAGCGGATGCCATGACCAGCTTCGACCATGCTCGGTCAATCGTGCGCCATTGATGCGTGTATCCCGTCCAGCCTGCGGCCTTGGCGACCAGCGCCTGCCATACAGCCAGCGGCACAGCGGCAGGGTCTCCATACGTGCCAAGCCGGACCATGCGGCCAGCGACCACGTCAGCCACATCGACCGGCGTCGCAGCGGGATATACCCCTCGCGTCAGTGCGTCATAGACAACACGCGGCCCGTGAACCAGCGTCACATAGCAGGAGCGGCCAGCGCCAGTGCCGTCGCCCCGATGGATGCATGAGCCACAGATCGACACGTCGGCGCCCGTCCGGACAGCGTCCAGCGGGTGCATATCCGGCCGGATGATATACGTCTGCACCATCTTGCCCGTCTTGGTATTGCGTGAGCCGGTCAGGCCCGTCACGATGGCAACGATACGCTGCCCGTCGATCATGGAAGGGCCGTCATAGATTACGTAACCAGATACGATCATGCTGATATCCTTTCGAAACGTGGGGTGCCGTCACAGCACCCCATTACAATCGCTGAATGTTAAGCCGGTGTCAACCCCTGTTTTTCTTCCTC